GGAGCATTGTTTAGTTGTATTACTCCCTAATGGTGAGTGTCCGTATTGCGGGAGGAAAAAAGATGATGAAGAAGATTGAATTTATAGCCTCCTTGCCACCGATCCAATCAGCAATTAATATTGATGGGCAAGGCAATGGGGCACGTATTAAGTTAGATATACCGGCTACTGAACTAAATAGAGTAATTGAACTTCAAGGATATATTGGGATGAATTTTAAAGTAACAATAGAGCCAGGTGAGTAAAATGACCGATAATAACGGAATAAATCGGGATGAAAATGGTAAATTTGTTCCAGGTAATAAAGTATCTAATAAGAAACGAGATAGAACCCAAACAGATAAATTGATAACTGCACTCAAAAAAGCAGGTAATAAACGAGGTCAAAGATTTTGGGATGTAGTTGGAGAAAAAGCCTTTACAGATAAAGAGATAATGAAATTAATCATCAGTAAACTTGTTCCAAATCTAAGTGAAGTATCTGGCAAAGACGGTCAACCTATTAATATCACCTTAAAAGAATTATTTTATCACGAAGAAACCAAAGAAGAATAATGGATTTAGATATATTACTCCCCTATAACTACAAAGAATATGAATGGGAAATACCAGCAGTAAAAGCATTCCGGGAAGGTAAAGAAATATGGTTAGTCTTACATAGAAGGGGTGGTAAGGACGCCTTATCCTTTTCTCGTTTTCTTTTACCTACTGCATTTAAGAAGCCAGGATCATATCAATATATTTTTCCTACCCTAAAGCAAGGCAGAGATACCTTCTGGGAAGGCAAAGATGAAGATGGGCGGGATATATTAGACTATTATATACCTAAAGAAATGATCATTAAGCCAGATAATGCAGACATGAAATTGACCTTACGGGCAATAGGCGGAACTTCTACTATACAGATATTCGGAACTAATTCAGGGCAATATGAAACACTAAGAGGTAAACCATCAAATGGAGTAGTTCTATCAGAAGAAGCTTATCAAGACCCAAGAGCTTTAGATGTATTAAAACCAATGCTATTAAAAACAGGTGGTTTTTTAGTCCACAATAGCACGCCAAACGGAAATAATCACTTTAAAGCAGGCTATTACTACGCAAAGAATAATCCCGATTGTTTTTGTCTATTTAAAACAATTAGAGATACTTTTGATCATCAGGGCAACCCACTAATCACCGAAGCAGATATACAAAAAGAAAGAGAGCGAGGCAAGACCGAAGACTACATCCAGCAGGAATATTATTGTAGTTTTATGCAAGGGGTAGAAGGAACATATTTAGGTAAGCAGTTGCAGATATGTAGGAACGACGGGCGTATCAATAACAATATTCATTATGACGAAAATACTCCGGTCTATACTGCTTGGGATTTAGGTGTAGCTGATTTTATGAGTATTATTTTTTATCAGTTAGTAGGCAATGAAATCAGGATCATAGACTACTACGAGAACAGCGGTTATTCATTTGTTCACTATGCACAGATGTTAAAAGACAAGGACTATTACTACGGAGGTCACTACGCACCACACGACATCAGAGTTAGGGAAATGGGGAGCAATAACTCCAAAGAAGATAGAGCGATAAGCAGATTAGAGAAAGCCGAAGAAGTGGGAATAGATTTTGATATTATTCCCATGATCACCTTTGAAAGCGGGGTAGAGAATTCAAGGGCGATATTAGGCAGATGTTATTTTAACGAGGGGAAAACCAAACTACTGCTTACCCATTTAGAGCAGTGGGGCAGAAGGTGGAATGATACCGTTCAGGAATATTCAGACTTTGAATATAAGAGCATTCACAGCCACGCAGGAGCAGCATTTAGGTATATGTCAACCGTAGTAGTAGAGGAAACACATCACGCAGGGGGAGAAGATATTGAGTGGGATAGACAGCAGGAAGAAGAAGCGATGAGCAGGGCTAACCCGTATACCGGATATTAAACAATTAGGAAGTGATTACCATAGCAGAAAAAAAGAATAAGCCAATGAGCAAGGAAGAGAAGAAGGTTATCAATACCAAAGAAGACCTTCTATTGCAGTTTGTATTGGGAAACTACGAGGTAGGCAATACCTACTGGAAACCTATTCAGGACAAGTGGGCAGAAATCAAGCGGAACTATAACAATGTCTATACTATTTCTAAAGATATCTTTAGTGCCAATGTTTCAATTCCTTACCTTAAAAAGATAGTGAGAAACAAGACAGCACACTTTATGGATATCTTATTCTCACGAGGGGCAGAGAGTTTTGATTTAGAGCCTGGAGAAGAAACTGATGAGAAGAATAGCGAGCTGATACGGGGCTTGATCGTTTATGACCTGAATAATGCCGAAGCCGAGTCAAAACTGACCGAGTGGTTGCAAAGCTATGAAACTTATGGTTATGGTGTAGTGGCTATTCCCTGGAAATATGTTCAGGAGAAGCAGAAAACAGGCGAAGATAGCTATAAAGATGTAGTGGTCTACGATGCACCCGAAATAAACAACATAGATATATTAAAATTCATTAGCGATCCTTTCAGTAATGATTTATCAAGCTGGAAAATCTTTATTAAGGACAATGTTCCAGCAAGCTATTTAAGACAGAAAGAAAAAGAAGGCATTTATATCAATATTGCCAAGCTGAAAGATACCGATTACCCCGACCATTTAGAGACTGCTGACCTTTCTACACCCAAAGATAGAGTGGAATTATTAGAATATCACGGGCTTGTTCCACAGAAGCTAATTGAAGGCGAATTGAACGATGAAAGCGATGTAAACCCCTTTGAAGATGATTATGTATGGTCTATCATCACTGTTGCTAACCGCAAGAGAGTAATCAGAGCCACCGAATATCCCTACTGGTGCGGTAATATCTTCGTTCCTATCTGGAAAGATAAAATGACCGGAGAGAATAAGGGGATAGGCACTGGTGAAGATATATCGGCAATAGTTCCTATGGTGACTAACCTCTACAATAAGCTGACTGATATCACTAACCAAATAGCCAATAATATGTATGAGTTCGTTAAAAAAGATTATCTGGGTGATCCTAATGCAGTCAAAGTTAGAGCGGGGAAATTCTTCCCGGTAAAGAAAGCAGGGACTATCGTTCCTCTTAATACTACCGGACAATCCGCAGCACTTGCACCACTATACAACATTATCGGGATGATGGAAAAGGTAATTGAAGAGCTTACCTCTACACCAAAGCAGGTTATGCCGGCAGGGGATAAAACAGATGTTCACTCTACTGCAAGCGGACTAATGCAGATGTATCAGCAGGCAATGCTACCCATTCAAAACGAAGTAAAGAATAACATCGAGCCAGCTTTTAAGAAAATAATTGAAATCATGTATAAGCACAATATACAGTTCTTCAAAAAAGAAAATGCAGTAAGAGTGTTAGGTAAGGATAAAGCAGAGGAATTTGATATAAAAGAGATTACCAGAGCCGATATTGTAATGAAAGGCAACCCTGATTTCATACCGACCGGAGTATCTGGATTTATTGAAAAGATGACCGAGTTAAAGAACTTAATGGCTTTTCTTGATATTGCTATGAAAGCAGTTGCACCTGTAAAAGATGTAATGGGTAATCCGCAAATAGGGGGAGACGGAAAACCCATTGTAGAGCCGATAGTAGATATCAGGGAAATCGTCAAGCGTATAGCTGACCGGTTTATGTTCAAGGATATTGAGAAGTTGATACCTTCATTAAAGGAAGAACGAGAGCGGAAGCAGATTAGAAATAAGGCTGCAAATACCCCGAAAAAACCTAATGTTCCCGCATTAGGTAGTTCATCAGGCGGAGGTATGAACGCTACCCCTCTGCCTCCGCAGGGTGGACAATCACAAGCGGAAGGAGTTATCTAATTGGACACCAAGACCTCATTACATATTTCCATAAACCAAGCAGACAGCTTAAAGAAGATGACCAAGATGAGCGGTTGGAAGATCATTGAGGAATTCTTTAGAGATAACGAAGATGCCTGTATTAATACCTTAAAAGATGAGACCTACAAGGATTTAGACGACATACAAGCCTCTCGGAAGTTATTGAAGTTTATTGAAGATTTTAGAGAATTATTTACTGATGCCGAATACTCCGCCCAAGAAAACAGGCGGGAGTTAAAAATAATAGAAGAAGGAAAGGAGTAATATCACTATGGCAGACAGCAACACCCTCGATAAAGCGGAAGCCTTACAAGAGGAACACCCCGCAAAAGAGACGGCTGAAAAGCAAGTAGATATTAGAAAACAGCCCGACATGAAGGAGTTGGAACAGCTAATTGCAGAAGAAGAAGGAATTGAAACGCCTCCCGAAGTTAAGGCTGATACCAGCAAAGGACAGGAAATCCCTGAACGATACAAGGGGAAGACCGCAGAGGATCTGATCGCACAGTTAGAAGAGAAAGAGAAGTATATTCAGTCAAGGTCTGCTGAAATCGGCGAGATGAAAAAGCGTATTGCCGAAACCGAAGAAGTAAAGAAGAAGATAGCTGACATAGAGAATGGAACGCTGATTAATGAACAATACGCTAACAAGATACCACCTAAACCTGTGAAGCCTACTTTAACATCAGACGAGTTCTATAATGATCCCGTTTTAGCTATGCAAAGACAGGAGAAGTATTTAGAGGACTTGCAGGCTTGGAATGAGCAATATTTAAGGGTATTATCTATGCCGATATTAGACATGAGTGTAAAGACAGGCAAAGAAAAGCTGTATACGGAGTTAGAGAAGAAATACGAAAAAGCACCAGTGAAATTTGACCGCAAGAAGATACAGGAATTTTTAGACAAAAACCCAGCTTACTTTAAACTGCATGGAACGAAAGCCTACGAATATGCTTATCACGATACTTCTGCAACAGAATTTTCCAGTGAAAAACTGATAGAAGACATTAGGGTAGAGGAAAGAAGAAAGCTTTTGGAAGAGATGAATAAACAAAGGCAAGCCGGTAATATCGGGCTATCTGACCTCGTTACCCAGCCAATTAATTCGGGTTCATCTCCTGCCTACGACGAGGATCGTATGGAAGATGACGCTGAATACCGAGAAAAGGTATTAGAGGACATCAGAAAACGAAACAAGCGATAGACAGGTAAAAAAAATAAGAGGGGTAGACAAATATTAAACTTTAAGGAGTTGACCTCTTATATGAACTTTCGCAAATTATTATTAAGGGTGTTATTGTTTCCGGTATTACCCATCTTTGGAACTTTTGGAGATACTTACGAAACCATAACCACCTCTCATGCACTTAACAAGACCTACTATAATGGGATGTTTTTAAAAGGACAGCAGAACTATGCAGTATTAGACCAATTCGCTGAAAGACAAAACAATATTGATATACCGCTTAATGCCGGAGATACTGCTGTCTTTACTCGTGTTGCACCTTTTGGGTTAAAAAGAACTGCTCTTACTCAAGGAACTAACCCTAACGCTACCAAGATTTATGGTAATACCGTTTCTGCAACTGTGGCTGAATATGGAGATTTTGTTGAACCTTCTAAGAAATATTGGCTTACCAGTATGGACTCGCATTTAGCCGAAACTGCTGTGGAGCAAGGAAAATCATCTGCTTCCACTATTGACTCTCTTATCTGGGAACAGTTAGCCGAAAATGGTATTGGATTACTCGCTGATGCTGACTCTGCCCAATCAGGTGAAGTGACCTGTGTTGCCTCTGGTTCAAGCACGACCACGGTAGTAACCTCAAATTTACCTACCAGTATATCAACTTCTGATACCGGAGTTATTGTTTTTTTAACCGGACAGAACGCAGGGCTATCAAGACCATTCACTTATGCAAGTTCTAACACTATCACTTTAGGGTCTGCTGTTCAGGCAACCGTTGCCGACGGCGATTTAGCTCGTGTAGTATGCACTCAAAGTTTAACTACCGGTGATACTATCACTGCAGAACTGATCAGAAAAGCTGTTGCTATACTCGAATCTGTCGGTTCTCCTACCTTTGAAGATGGTTTTTATCATGCTGTTTATACTCCGCTTCAAAAGTATGACTTCCAGAGAGATAACGAGTGGGTCAATTTAAAGCACCAAGCTGCACCTAAAGACTTATACCGCAATTTAGATGGTGAGATTTATGGAGTTCGTTTCCATAATGACAATAACCCCTACAGACATACTGCCGGAACTATCGGAACTTATGTGGCAAGTGCTGCGGTTTATGTAATGTCTATTTTCGGTAAGGGTGCTTTTGGAAATGTAAGGTTAAAGGGCGTAAACAAGAAATTCTATATGTGCCCGCCTCAAGCAACCGCAAGCAATCCTTTAGCAATGTTCGGAACTATGGGCTGGTATGAATTATGCGCTCCGACTGTATTGGACGGAAGAAGAATAGTAAATATCTTTAACTGTCCTACCACTGTATAAGCTGACAGATTAACACAATGGGATTATAGGGGGTAGGACGTTAACTCCTACCCCTGTAAAACAAAAAAAAGGATGTGAATTTTTGAAATGTCTAAAACAATTAACAAAGCAATAGCACAGGGACCGGGTAAAGGCGACCTTTATAACGCCCTTGCTTATGATGCTTCAGATAAATATGGTGGTTATCAAATTAAGTCTATTATGCACAATACCACCTATAAAGAATATTTTTATGATTCTTCCCAGTATATCTACGCAAGTGCAAGTGGCACTCTTGATATAGTAGGTGCAACGGTAGCTGTAACCGGCAATATGACCGTATCAGGAACATTAACCGTAACTGGATCATTAACTTATGGTGCAACTGCTGTTCCTGTGGCAACTGGATATATGGGTACTGTAACAGTAGGTATAGATGGTACTGGATATGATGTAACCTTCTACGGTGCAACCTCAGCTAAGTAT